TTGCTGTTTCTTTCTTAGGTTCTTCTTTTGGTTCTTCCTTTTTTTCTACTACTTCTTTAGGTTTTTCTTTTACTTCTTCTTGTTTACTTTCTTCTTCGGCAACTTCTTCTTGGGTTTCATTTTCTTGTTCTGGTTTAGTGTCGGTGGTATCTTCTTTTGTTTCTGTTTTAGTTTCTTGTTTAACTTCGGTGTCCATATCTGGCTCAACTTCTTCCACCACAGTTTCAATTTCTGTTTCAATTTCATTAGCAATCTCTATTTCTGCAATTTGTATTTCTTCTATTTCAATTTCAACAGTTTCATATGTTGGTTCTTCTATTTCTATTGGCTCTAAAATAAAACCTTCATCAGTATCAACAGAATCATTAGAATCAAAAACATCTTCAACAACATCTATAATATTTTCAGGTGTATCTATGTTTAACGCAATAAACATTTCTACTGAAGTTATAGACTGTGTTATTATTGTGTTAATTACATTGTAAAGAACATTAACCGATACATCATCAAACATTGGCCCAACAGCCAGGTTAATATCTCTGCCACCTACTTCAATAATAACTGTTGTAAGGCTACCAGAAAAATCAAATCCACTTTCGTAAGTTTGATACCCACTTGCTACACCACTTGCTGATAAAATATCAGTACCAGAAAAAACATTAGTTTTTCCATTTCTACCTGTGATGTGCATATAGATAGAGTCTTGACTATCTTGCTTATCTACTTTGATAGTATAGTTAGTTCTGCCACCATGCGTAATATTAAGATCAGAAATATCTACTGTATTTATAAAAGTAGTACCCATTCCTTCTACACCCATAGCTGAGGTAGAATTACCAGAGCCAGTAATCATGGCACATTTATCAGTACCTAATTGACCACATGAATTTCCACTTGGCATACTAGCAGGGCCTTGACCACCCCAATCAATATCCATATCTCCCTCTTTAGAAGATACAACAAAATCATTATCTCCATTTAAAATATCAAGAGAGTCTTGGTTAGTAACTGTGGTTGTTGTAGTCGTAGTATCTGTGGTAGTCGTTATTGTGATACCATCAGCTTCATGTTCAATAGTTTCCGTTATTACTTCGTCTATTATTTCTTCTACTGTTGGCGAACATAAACCGATTGTATCAGTAGAACAATCAACAGCATGACTAGAATAAGATAGGAAAACCGATATACATAGCCATAGCCATAATAATAAACTTGGCAAATTCTTCATCACTCTTTGTTTGTTCCTTCGGTTTAATTACTTCTTCGTTAAATATAATGCTGTTTTTAGGCACTAGATGAGGATTATCTTCCCAACCAGTTTTAGCATCTTCTCCTATTGCACCTTTATAAGGACAATAAGTTCCTGCGTTCCACATAGCATCAAAAACTCTATGATCTGCACAGAGGGTAGATATAGAAGCTACCTTCATACCCATTGAATACAATGAACGAGCAAGTTTAATTCTTTCACAGTTTTCATCTGTAATAGTAATGCCAGATGCTATTCCTAGTATTTGTGTTTGTACTGCTCCACTTGTTGCAGTTTTACAAATATCAGAATTATTTACCACAACACTAGGAGCATTAGCTGTTGGAGGTGTATTGTTAGTTACTACTGTTGAGGAAACTGTGTTTGTGTCTGCACTTTTAACATCAGTTGATACAGCAACAAAAGTTATTGCTGTAAGTAAAATTAATAATGTTTTCATTTACCACAAGTACACTTTCCATCTTCGCAACAAGGATTAATCATAGCTTATCCATTTCTTCTTTAACTTTTGTCCAAGTTAATTCTGAATGAGGATTAGTGGTAGTTGTTATAGCTTCATTAATACTATTAGTTCCAGTAACCCATTTAATAGTGTTGAAATCAGTTTCATTTTCAAAAGTATCTCCAACATAAATCCACTCAGTATTTGGTTTTAAAGTTTTAATTGCTTTGCCTAATTTTTCAATATTATCTCCAATCATGCTAATATCTCCATTAAAATTATATTTGAAGGTGTATGATCTCCACAAATTCTTACTGTTTCTCCACTATCTCTTGAACAAAATTGAAATTTATAAGTAAGTTCGCTAGTGCTTGAAGGACTATCTATAAATGACATAGCACCAGCTATACCTTTTACATTTGTACCTTGACTGTGAAAATAATTTATATTTTCTTCTATAACTGTACTATCTCTCATTAATCTAACTTTTAAATGATTATCAGATTCAATATATCCATTTAATGTGCCTATAATTAATACTTTGCTTGATGTTGCCGAACAAGTTATTGCTTTAGTTACCCCACTACTACCTACATCAGCATAACTTGTAGAAGTAGATGCGGCTTGTGTATCATGCACATCTTGCAAAACTTGACCGATCTTACCATTAGTAAATCCAGAACTTAAAGCTGTTCCCCCATTAGCCACAGGAGTTACACCTGTTAACATATTTGCTACATCTATTTTACTTAGTGCCATGTTTTACTCCTTTGGGTTGTCATCTTTAATTTTTTTAATACGAGCCTTCCAAGCGTCAATGTCCTTGTATATCTCATCGAGTTGGTCATTCCAATCACCATAGGCCTGTCTTCTTTTGCCAGCAATAGTTTTATTGTTTTTTAATTTTGTTGCATCACTTGCTAAAGCATTTAATTGGTCATCTGTTGGTTTAACTTTATCTGTTGCACCCCAATGAAAAATAAAATCTTCACTACCAGTATTTCTAAGTAGTATTTCTTTTTTAAAATCTGGTTCTCTACCTAAATATACTCTTATTTTATTACTTAAATTTTCCATTTATTATCCTATTTTAAATCCATACATATAAGTTTTTGCGGTAGAACCAGAAATAGTTCCATCTCCGCCATCAACTGTGTCAATAGTTGCAAACATTTGTAAAAGGTCACCTGCGGCTAAAGTAAAAATACCGTGATTGTTTACGGTTGCACCTCTACCCCATCCATTGTGTCCATTAAGTTCAATTTCTAAAATACCAGAAGCTGAACCACCACTAGGAGTTATTTTAGGTATAATATTTAAATCATTAGCATTATTATTAGAACCAGAACTTAACATTGCACTAAAACCAAGAAGGTACTTTCCCCCCTTGCCTGACGGAACGGTAAAGCCATGTGTTGAACCTAAAGTAACAGCACTATCACTATCCATAATTGTATTATCAAAATTAACTTGTGTTTGAGTATTATCGCTA